TGAACAACACGTTGCCTTTGCAAGTTATCATTAAAGTCTATCTGCTCATATATCCTTGTCAAGCTAAACAAACTATTTTTAGCCTCATCCCTAAAAGCATGACCCTCTGTTCTAGGAAACTGTCTATAGAACTCATTTAGTGCGTCAGAATCGTTTCTAAGGCTCTCTACTTCATTTTCCCAGTAATCTAGTACTCCTCCATCTATAACGTCTCCATAGTGGTCTAAAATGGCTTTATTTGGTTTTCTAAAAACTGGTTGTCCGTACTGATCTAGAAACCCTTCGAAGTTCCATTCCATGGGAATAAATAAAGAATACATTCCACTCTTAGTCTGTCCGTTTGCGTTTCTTTGCGTCACATCAGAGTCTCTGTAAAGTCTTTTGAAGTTTCCTCCTCCTTTGTCTTGAGAGTTTGAGGTAGACCCCATTAGGCACTTGCCTATGATTCTTCTACCTAATCTAAGTGTAGTTTTAGTGACACGCCAGTTGTTAAGGATATTATCTGGACGTTCCCACTTTCCAGATTCATCGTGTACGAGCAACCGTAGCTTTTCACCATCGTAGGAGTTATCCCCAGTGTTCTTCCAGTCAATCGTTGTGTCGAGTCCTGTAAGATCGTCATCCTTTTCTGTGTCTGCAATAGACCTTCTTGTAAGCTTTGATGCTGGCACTCTGTATGCGAGCTCTGTCTTTGGTCTATCCATACCGTCTTGGATTGGCTTAAAGAAGAAGGGATAGTTTGTTGAAATAGGCACGACTTTGTCTGTGAACATTTTTTTTGCGTCCGCACCACTCTTGGATAAAATACCGAACCTAGCATCGGAGGTGACTGTAGCTTGGTTAACTGTCTCTGCTGATGACATGAAGCTGAATCCTGAACGCCTGTTCTTAAGGTAGCACATTCCATAGCACCTGTTGTCTGCTTTGCAAGCTTCCCAAAAAATGAAGAATATTCTATTTGACTCCCTGTACTCTGGGTGCCCAACATCGATCTTTGTCCATTGGAGGTACATGTAGTGAGCCCCAGTAATATAAGTAGGAACACCATTATTTTTAAACCAAAAACCACTCTCCCTTCTATCGAACTCATCTTCAATGTAATCGACCCATGACTCTTTGAATGCACTCTGGTACTCATTCCACTGGAAAATGGTCTTAATCCTTGATAGTTCTTTTGGGTATTCAAATGGCTCCCAGTGTTGTTCCGTATCCTTCTCACTTCTAGAATAAATCTTTTTCGGCTGCAAAGGTAATGCTATTTTTAAGTTCTGTATCTCAACAACTTCACCAATCTGTCCAGACTTAGAGATAACAATAACATCATGATCCTTATTATAACCATAGTCCCAAGCTTTCTTTTTATTTAGCTTCTCTCTAGTCTTATCGTTGATGTGAGAGACAACCTTACATAAATTAAGATTTTCGTCCTCTGGACTCTGCAAAGCTTTGGAATCCTTTATCTTTTCCTTTGCCGTCTTTAGTCTGATCTTCGCCATTTAATTTATCTCTTTCGTTTTCTATTCTCTGTAGAATAGCAAATGCATCCTCTATAGCTAGTCTTTTTGTTGCTGCCGCATTCTTTAATCTATCAGCTGCTAAGTCATCATCCTTATGCCCTGTGATTATTTTTTCTTCGGCAACCTTTATAAGTTCATCTACAGCTCTTTCTCCTGCCGATATAACCCTTAATATTGTATCCTTAGTATCACTCATCGGTGTATGTATAAGTGAAACAATAATTCTCCCATGTTATGGTGCTTACCCAATACTCTTCCATTTAATTAAATTTAATGCAAATGTCATTATGATTCATCCTATAAACCTTTTGATCGTCTATTGTAAACTCATACTCTGAGTTTTTAGTGAACCCTATCTTTTCCCCTTGCTTGAATACAGAGCTATGTTTTACAAGTCCCACATGCTCCTCTTCTTTCTTGTCCGATCTGTAAATCTCACTATCTTGAGTATGATCGATAGGAGAAATGAAACAATAATCTTTTGTAGTTTTCCACCCCTTGTCATCCTTGTACATATATATTCTTTGAGGATTGACTAAGTATTCGCCATCCCTAAAGAACTCGTTGCTTTTTCTTTTCTTGCCTTTGGCATCTAGATATGTTCTAAACACATTGTGATGAACAACTACTATACTACCAACTGGTATCTCTCCGCCCTTTGGTGTCGCACACACAATTCCCATTCTGTTCACATAACTGGCATCCTCTATTGACGTGTTTATCGTGAACTCTTGGTTTGCTATTGTTTTTGTGTTGTTGTATTCCTTTCCTAGTGGCTTTACCAGATAACCACATCTTGGTATCATATTAAATTTATATTGTATTCAACTACTACTGGAATGTCTTTAAACTCTTTCCATTTAACAGACTCTTCATTTTTCTTGACCCAAACACTGAATCCTTCCTGCTCTTGAGCTATATCACTTATTGTGTATGATCCTCCTAGAACCTCTTGATTAACTATGTAGTGCATGGCATTCTTATAGTCAGCGCCAACTGAAATCTTTCTAATGTAATTCATTATATTTTATCTTCCTCACTAAAGGTAGTGATTTTAATTATTTTTCCCATATCATAGTGTATGGTTTGATGTATAAATCCATCTGGTTTGTAGACAACAAACATACCGTGATTAATTAACTTGTCACCCACAACAACTACGTTTCCTTCAACTATAGGTTTTTCGTTAGAGTAAAGAATCATCTTAAGCTCTTTTGTTGGAGACTTAACTATATGTTGTTCATTTTGCTGAGACAACCCTATGTTGAAAAAAAGGATTGATAGGGCTAAGGTTAAATTTGATGTAATTTTATTCATTTTATTTAATTATTGTTTATCCAATCGTCACATCACTACGGTATAATCTTTCATTTCTTGCGTGGAACAAATAACCATTAGCCGAATCATAACCGCTTGATGCGCTAAAATAATTATTGCCAGTCACTGTTATTGAAGGTTCAAGTGACCCAAGTTGTATATCATAAGGGGTTAATGTTGCATTTGAACCCGAAAAACTAACACGAAACAATTGATTTTCTGCATAAAAAAGATAATTTGGTTCGCCACCACTATTGAAACTTGATTGAGTAGCACCGCTTAAATCTTTAACATATACTGTATTATTTGAGTGTCGTCCGTGAAAAAAATAATTTCTGTCCGTATCGTATGCAAGCCCTGCAAAATAAAAATTACTTACAATAGAAAACTTACTTTGGAAAACGCCTGAATTATTATATTTTCTTAATTCAGCATTTGAATTAATATTATCTTTTTCATCGCCAACATAGATATTTCCATTATTGTCAACAAAAATTCCATCAGGTGCGCCACCAAGATAAGGAACTCCACCCCCTGCCTCAGAATGAATTATATAACTTGAAATTAACCCACCACTTGTATTTCTTTTTCTTATATATGTAGATAATAAATTGCTAGTGTCGTATTGTGATTCAACAGAATAAACCGTTCCATTATAAAATGCCATCCCTCTGCAGTATCCATTATATGTACCAGGCTTAGGTACGGTTGCAATCTGAGTCGAATTTGAAACACTTAATACCCTGTCCCCGATTGCTTCACCATCCGCTTGGCTTATAAGTCTTTTGTTAAAACCCATTTTTTAAAAATTATAATCAATTACACTTGCCTTTGTTGTTTTGGCATTTATTGCGGTTTCGTGTGTCGCACATTCACTTCTTAAAGTTGCCCTTGCATCAATAACGTCTTGCGGTGCTGCAATACCTTCTTGTACGCGAATTATGTGCCAATCAGTTTCTGCAAGTTTTGTATTGTAAAAATATTTTAATTCAGCAATTTTTTGTTCTTTTAATTCCGCAACCGTTTCTGAATATGTTATTGATTCAACTGGGTGTGTGAATACTTCGTTGTCAGCATCAAAATAAATTTCACCATATTCTTCCGATAATTTTTTATCAGGATATACAATATCGTAAAATCCAAGACCTTTCAATTCTTCGTCCGACATATAATTTACCCCAAGGATATTACCCCAAGTTTTTGGAACTGAAGAATATGTTTTTATTGTACCGTTTAAGTTTATTCCTTTCATTTTATATTATTTTTAAGATGGGTCGGTGTCGCTTGTATATGTTGCAACCGAATAAATCAATATTGCATCTGAATCGTTATCATCAACACACACCACTTGAATATGGTTTGAAGATGCACCGTCATAAACACCACTTCCCGCTTGGTTGATTGCTGAAGTTGTAAAGTCATCTGATATTGTAATGGTTTGCGATCCCGTTACAAGGATATCAATCACTTGTCCCTTCTTTATGCTTTCAATGTTTAATGTCGTTGCACCCGTAAGTGCAGATGTTAATTTAAAAATACCATAAGAAGATGAGTCTAAGTTGATTGTTCCACTTGTTGCAGTAATATCTTGTTTAGCGGTGAAACGTGCTTCAAGTTTATCGTGTGTTACGGCATCATTAGCAATTTTATTAGTTGTTACGTTTAAGTCTGCTATATGAGCAGTATCAATACTTCCATCTACATAGTTATCTGAATCAACAGAGTTGTCTGCTAATACTGCTGATGTTACTTTAGTTATAGGCATGATGTTTTATTTAAAGTTTTATAATCGTCAAAATATATCATATTCGTTTTGTTAAAATATTCATTTCTTAAAAATCTCCCTAAGTGACGGGAACTATAATCCGTGTCTATAGAAGCTTCTTTTGTGTTTTTATATATTTTCATGGTTTTTATATCAATTACTTTTTTAGATTTTGATACGCTTATTTTTTCTTTTATTTCATCTGTTTTTTTTATTCCATACATATAGGACTTTTTTCCTTCCAATTTTTTACTTATTTTTTTTCTATGCTCTTTGGATAATTTTTCAACACCTCCAATATGCATGCTATCACCGCCTTTAGAAAAATTGCATAAATAACCTGTCCCATTATGTTTTCTACCATATAAAGCTATAAATTCTGCTTCTTTTTTCTTTGCAAACTCTATATCAACATCTTCAAATAATATATCTACTTCATAATCTGTTTTTTTCACAATTGCATTCCAATAATTGCTTCTACCATTTTTACTAAACGGTCTTTTATTGTTTTTGCTGATACCTATATAAAATGGCATATTTTTATCTAATCTTATATGTCTATAAACACATGCCATAATTATTTATTTATTCTGTTATTGATAATGCTAATGCTATTGCGTTAAATCCGTATAACTTCAAGTCGTTCATTTTAAAAATTTGGGGTGAATTTTTCTACATAAGTAAACGCATTAATCCAAGCGAAGCCAAGCGTTGAATCATAATCAGATGTATCTCTAAACTTATAAGTTGATGGCATATTCCAAGACGAAACGTTAGTTGCACCAGCAATGTCACGAACATAAACTTGTGTACCGCTTGTTGCCCTGTGTAGAGTACCACTTGCGTGCATAAGTCCTTTGTCAGATAAAGTACCAATCGAAAAAGTCCCTTGCCCAACACCAGACGTGTTATAAGTGTAAATTGTGTTAGTGCTTTCCCTTGTAAGATAAAAAATGTCATTATCATCGCCAGCAAGTAAATTTGCATAATATCCAGTTACACCAAACTCGTAATTTTGATAAACACCACCTGAATTGTATTTTTTCAATGTTGATGGATTTGTACGCGCTATCGTCCAAAATGAACCATCACTCGTAATTGCTAAACCAGTTCCATAACCATTATTACTAAGAGAAGGACTTGATGAAATGTATGCACCAGTTGTTGCGTTTCTTTTTACAAAATAATAAGAATTATTTGTTGTATCACGTTCAATAGTATATAAATAACCGTCAGTTGGGTGAAAACAAACCCAGTA